ACGCCTTGCGAGGCGGCCGGCGGCCCTTGTTGTTCGCGACCATCCCCACGACGAACGCATCGACCGGCAGGCCGAGCGCCTCACGAGCCGATTGGTCCCCGATCGTCGACGTCGGCCGATACAGCGCCGTGTCGATGCCGTGCGGCACGTAGAGCGGCTCCAGGCCGGCCAGCCGCAGCTCGTGCTCACCGAAGCGCGACATGGCGATCGGCACCGACCCGTAGTTGCGGAAGAACTCCACGACCGCAGGCGGCACCGGCTCATGATCGACCGGTACCCACGACGCCACGTTCAGCCGCTGCAACATCGGGTTTCGCAGCGCCCAGACGTCGAACAGCGTTACCAGCCAGCCGGGCTCGTCGGCGAGGTGATCGGCAGCGTGCGCCGCCATAACGTCGTTCGACCACTGCTCCCAGCCGGACGGGTACACCTTCATCCCCTGCCACGACAACCGAGAACCCTGCAAGCCGTAGTTCGCGACGATCGCCACGTCGTGCCCGTCAGCCTTGAGGCGTTTGGTCACCTGAGCGGTCTGCGCGCCGTAACCGGTTGCGCACCACGGAGCGTTCGACGCCCACGCGATCTTCATCGCGTCTCCCGGCGAGACTTCGGCGGCTTGGTCACGACAGCCCATTCGCCAGCGTGCTCGAACACGCCGAGGATCTCGTCGTTGGAAGCCTCCAAAGCGGCGATTAGGTCAATGAGCGGCGCCAGGCCGTCCTCGAGCGATACACGCACACGATGAACAGGCAAGGTTTCCTCCCGTTGGGCGACGGTGGGGTCAGTTATTGGGCGATGTGGCCGGAGGACCGAAGCCCTCCGGCCTCCCGTCGCCCAACGGGATCAGGCCGTGCCGCCGCGGTAGACGCGCAGCGATGCGGCGTCGAGCACCTTCGAATCGGTGCGCATCACCGCTCGGAACGAGATCAGGTCGGCGTCGAACGCGAAGTCGTCGCTGCGCTCGAACCGCATCGCCCCGACGTCACGGATCACGAACCCGCTGAAGTCGCCGAAGATGCCGGTGACGACACCGGTCGCCATCGCAGCGATCGCCGGGTCCTCGATCACCGAGTAGCCGAGCAGCCGGTCGGGCTGGCCGGGCACCATCGTCGGCGTCCAGATCGGCTGGCCGGTCGTGTCGACGATGCCTCGGATCTTGCCGACGGTCGCATCCCGGAACATCCAGTACGAGCCACGACGCCGGTACGGCGCGGTCACGCTGTACGTCAGGTCGACGAGGTTGGTGTACGACGGCAGACCCGTGGCGCCGTTCTGACCGGTCACGCCAGTGGCATAGGCCACGAGCGCGCCGGTCGGCTGGTTGCTCCCGGTGCCGTTCAGGTACGCAGCGCCGGTCGCGATGCCGAGCGCTCGACCGGCGTCCTCGGCGACGAACGACAGGATATCGACCCCGGAATCGTCGAGGAGTTCTCTCGACACCTGCACGATCTGGCCGTACTTCCACGCCCCGACCGTGACCTTCCCGAACGTCGCATCGTTCTCGCCGAGCGCCGAACCCTCACCGCGAAGCGAAGCCGTGCTGTAGGTCGCAACCGTCGGCATGTCCAGGTTCTCGCCCGAGGCCGTGGTCACGATGCGGACGTTCGTCTGACGGATCGCTGCGAACGTCTGAAGATAGACGTAGAGCTGTCGAAGGAGCGTCGTCGGGACCGTGTTGCCGCCACTGGCTGCCGCCACCTTGAGCAGGTCACGGAACTCCTTGCCGCCAATGCCCTGACGGATCAGTTCAGACTCCTTGGCGACCTGACGAAAATCCATGTCGATTGAGCGGCGCTCGCCCTTCAGGAACGACAAGAACTCGTTGGCATGCTTGGCGTCCCGGGCGTCGAGCACCTCGGGCCGGACGGTGCGCTCCCACTCAGCGCGAGCCTGATCGGCGACCTTGGTCGCCTCCTCGGCGCGCTGCATCGTCTGGATGGCGCTTTGCGTGTCGTCGATCGTTTGGTTCAACCGATCGAGCTCGGCGCGCACCTCGGCCGTGAACTCGACCTTGCCGGTCTTGATGTCCTCGACGAGCTTGCGCAGTTCGGTTGCGGCGTTGAGGCGTGCCTCGTGCCAGGTCTTGATCTGATCCATTGTCGTTGCTCCCTTGAGCGTTGATTCGTTGGGGATGCAAGACGTGACCGAGCCTGCCGGGTGACCGGGGTCGGGTGGTCGGGTCGTGCGGTACGCCGTCCTCAGTCGAAGCCGGCGATAACCAGCTCGGCCTTTGCGAGCGCGAGCCGGAGGGCGATCTCGTCATCGGCCGCCCGTTCGGCGGCGATCATCTCGGCACGTTGCGCCAGCCAGGCGCGCGCCGGTGCAGGGTTGAGCGGGTCGACGCCCCACAGGTAATGGGCGACAGCACCCGGGCCCGGCCAGCCGTCAGCGTCCGGGTCGGTGTTGGCAGCAGCACGCAGATCGACCGCATGACGAGCAACCCACGCGTTCGCCCGGATCACCTTGTCCTCAGACATCCGGCCGGCCGCCATGTCCCGGGCCTCACGGATCGTGCGCTCGACCAGGCCGTCGCCCCCGAAACCATCGGCGCGCAACTCCAGGCCACGAGCCGCAGCGCGCTGCACGTAGCGAGGCGGTGTCGTGTCGACCTGACGCTCGCCGAACTCGGCGATGTTCAACGCCGTGAGCTGATCCTCGGCCTCGGCACGGGTGCGGTGGCAACCCATCACCTCGCCCGTGCCGTCCTTGACGACAGCCCAACCGTTGCAGCCCGACGCGTTGCGAGACACCGCATACGGCATTGTCCGGTCCTCCATGTCGTCGTACTCGTCGCCTTGGTGGTCCTCGGCCATCATCGGCGGCATCGGCTCCGCAGCAGCGAGGAGATCCGTCAGCGCGTTGATCGCCTCCCGAACCTTCGCCGTGTTCGCAGCCGATAGCACCTTCCCGACCCGCAGCGAGGCGGTCGCCGACAGCAGCGCATCGAGCGACCGAACGCCGACCACCTCGGCGTTCGGGTAGGCCGGCGCGCCGACGACCGATACCTCGTGCAGTCGCACTTCGGTCAGCGTCCTGACCTGACGATCATCCGACCAAGACTGACCGGCACCGGCGACGCTGAACCCGATCGACAGCCCGAGCTGATGCCCGCCACGGGCGAGCGCCATGACGTCACGACCCGTCGACGTGTCGGCGATCCTCGCTTCGAGCCACAGGCCGGCGGCACGTTCCTCCAATCGGGTGATCGTCCCCAGCGGCAACGCCGACGGATCATGGCCGGCCAACAGTCGGATCTTCCCGGACTGCTGCGACACGGTGCGACTGAACGCGCCCGGCGCCACCACCTCGGTGAACACGCCAAGGTCGGTCGGCTCACCGAACCGGCACGCCCACCCCATGATGTGATCCGGCGCGTCGGCACGGACCTCGACCTGCCGAAGCTCCCGGTACTCGATCATCGTCATCGTGTCGGTCCTCCGCCCTCGAGCAGTGGGTCGAGCCGGCGCACCTCGGCCGGCGTCGTGAATCCGGCCTCGATGCCGGTCGCGTAGGTTTCCCAACGCGTCTTGGTGTCGGCCTGTAGGTACTTGTCGGGCAAGAACACGATGTCGTCCGACGCTGGCAGCATTCGACGAAGAACGTGCCGCCACCGAGTCATCCACGGCATGACACCCGACCGCAGGATGTCGGCCCACCGGGTTTCGATGTTCTGGTAGGTGATCGACGAGCCGTCCATCGTCACCCCGACCACATCGGGCGGCAGGTGGAACAGGTTCGTGGCGATCTCGGCAGCGAAGAATCGGCGCGTCTGCAAGAACTGCGACTGCTCAGGTGACATCGTGAGCTGTTTCACGGTGCCGCCACCGGTCACGACGCCGGGCAGGCCTACCTTCCCGTAGCCGCCGTGATGCCTAATCCAGTTCTCCCGGATCTGCTTCAACTGTTCGGTCGTTGGCGCGCCTGGCAGCTCGAGCACGACCGGCGGGATCGCTGACTGCCCGAAGAACGCGCCGCCGAACCGTTGCGCAGCGATCGCAGCGCCGATCACCTCACGCGCCATGTCGACCACCGGCGTGCCCCGCTCATCGGCACGACGCCGACGCCACTTGATCCGGTGCAGCAACTCGCCCGCAGGCTTGCCGTCGATCCGCCAACCGTCCGCCTCGTTGCCGGTCACCCGGTCGGCGTCGATCGCTGCGATCCGCTCGACCACGCCATTCACCCGCAACGGCTTCAGGAACAACTCACCGTCGAGGAGCCAACCCATCGTTGCGTCGAACAGCCACGACGGCCAATCCGTCGACCGTTGCGGCTCATCGAGCCACACCGCCGGCACCGGCACATCCTGGCCGGTCACGCGCGAGATCTGGCGGACGTCCATCGTCGCCATGATGTCCGAGATCAGCGTCGTGCAACCGAGGACGGCCGACGCCTCGATCGACTGATCGGACGACACGCGCACCCCGGCGTAGGTGTTGCCGGACATCGTCGGGATGTCCGAGCCGGTCGCCCACTGCGACCACGCCGGGTCACGCACGACGCGTGACTCGTCGCCGCCACCGACGCCGAACAGCCGAGCGAACATCACGCGCCCTTCGACGCCTGGCGCTCGACCTGCACCCCGGCCGACACAAGCAACGCACCAACGACGATGAGCATCATCGGAACCGACCACATCGCCACACCGACAGCGATCACGACGACACCGACGACCTGCAACAGCCCGACTATGAAGCTCATCGGCACCTCCTAATCACAAGTCGTTCAGCGACACGAACATCGCCGGGGAATCGGCACCCGACTGGATCTCGCCGTGCGCCACCGCATCACCGAGCGCCGCCAACGCGCCGCACAACGCCGAGGCGGCGTCGATCGGCTGGCCTTGATGGCGTCGAGCCGGCCGGAACTTCCCACCTCGAGCGGCTTCACGGCGAGCGTTCGCCAGATGCCGCAGCAGCAACGGGTCGCCAGTGTGCCGCAGCGTCCGCTCACGAACCATCGTCGACAACCGCTCCAGCGCCGGACCGATCCGGTTGTCCGACGAATGCGGCCACCGGGCCACCGACTTGCCGAACTCGCCGGCCCAAGCGTCGATCTCCGATTGCCAGTGCGGGAGGTCGTAGTACCCACGCACCACCCGGTAACGCGCGTACGTCTGCCGGATCACCGCATCGACCTCGGCCCGAGGGGTCTGCCAGTCCGTCACGCCCTGCGGACGTTCCCACACGTGAATCGGCACCACCAGCCAATCCGGCCACCGCACGGCGATGATCGCCGTAGCGTCGCCCGTATCGGCACCGTCGAACCCGATAGCGATCGTGTCGCCTTCCACGAGGCGACCGTCGGCGTCGACCAACTGCTGCCACACGACCAGATCGACCAGCGACTCCTCGGGCGCCACGATCTGATTCAAATAGAACCGCCGGGCCTCGCTCGGCTCCGTCGCCGGGTCGGCGATCTCCTCGACGATCCGATCGACATCGATCCACGCAGTCGAATCGCCGTAGACGACCCGCAACCCGGCCCGCACCGCCTCGACGTCGCCCAGGTCCTCGACCTGCGGCGCCTCACGAGCCACGTACAACACGCCGGCGCTGCGGCCCGACAGAACCGCCTCGTGCGTCTCCTCGGCCACCGACCGACCGCCAGGAGCGAAGGCGTTCGTCGTCTCGATCGTCCGGCCATTCATCTTCGCCACGTTCCGGCGAAGAACCTGCGCAAGCAACCGGCCGCCGTTCGTCCGATTCCAAAGATGTGTTTCGTCAAGGATCGCAGCCGTCAGCGGCTGACCCTCACGAGAACCAGCGGCGGCGCTCACCGGCTCCAACCTGCCCGGCCGGTCCTTGAACTGCACCCGAGTCACGCCCACCTCAAGGCGGCGCTCATCGACCGCCGGCGAATCGCGCAACATCTCCATCAACTGCACGTGCGTGTTGTCCGTCTGATCCTCGGACACCGCAGCGATCTGCACCCACGGCGACGGATGCGGCCGGCCGACAGCGTGCCCCGAAGCGTCGAACCCGTCGAACACCACCGGGCCGACGAGCTCGACGTACGCCAACGCCGCAGCCAGCGGAGACTTACCCCAGCCTTTCGGCAGCCGCCAGCACGCACGACGCCACAGGAACCGGCCTCGAGCATCGACGGCAAACCACGCGACCAACAGCTGGATCTGCTCGGTCGTGAGCCGTAGCGCACCGCCCGCACCCGAACCGGTCGGGACCCGCAGGTCGGCCTCGATCAGGTCGACGATCTCCCAGCCGAGCGACACCGTGTCGGGCCCGACATCGGGCCACGAGACGATCACGACCCGACGGACCGCAACCGGTCACGCGCCGACGAGCCGGGAATGTCGATCGGCTGCCGGCGGGCCTGCACTTCGTCCGCAACGATCCGCCAACGCAACTGCATCATCGACTTCGGGTTCAGACCGAGCCGATCCTCGAGCTGGCGCATCTCGGCCGACACTCTCGGCGACTGCGACTCCCGGAACGCAGCCCGCAGCGCGACGAGGCGGGCTACGAACTCCTCGTGACCGAGCGCCTCCCACGCCATCGCCTGCGGCATGCGCCAAAGCTCACGCCAATACGTCCGGTCGTCGTCGGACCACTCGATCAGCGTCGGCATCGCCGGCGTCCTGCCCTTCCGACCTTTCGACGGCAGATACAGCCAGTCGTAAGTCGTAGGCGTATAGCCAACCTTATTCGGCTTAGGCGACGGTGGCATTTCGTCACTCTCCGTGACCTAAAGACAACCTGTGGAAAACGTTATCCAGAGGCTGCCTGTGGATAACGCCTGTGGACAACCTGTGGATACCCGACTCGTAGGCACGGCGAGAAGGG